GTCAATTTTATGTCATGGTATTTGACATTATATATGATATAATAGAGCCAAAGCGATAATGATTAAAAGCACTGGTTATAAAACTGGTGCTTTTTCTGTAGCTCTATATTTATTTTGGTGTGACGGGCGGTATGAAATATAAATAAACCCAAAATAAATAGTAGGAGCTGATTTTTATGTTAAAACCGCCTATTTCGAGAATGGGAGGAAAGTCAAAATTAAGGAAAATAATTATAGAAATGATACCTGAACACATTTGTTATGTTGAATTATTCTTCGGAGCAGGATGGGTGTATTTTGGGAAGGAACCTTCAAAGGTTGAGGTTATAAATGATATTGATAAAGAAATAGTTAATCTGTTTAAAATGATGAAATATCATGAGGCTGAAATTTCAAGATTGCTGAAATATGAAGTAAGTGCGAGAGATGTTTTTGATAATTATATAAATACTGATATAAAATCATTAACTGATGTTCAAAGAGCAGTTAGATTTATTTTTATTTTATCACAAAGTTTTGCAAGTAAAGGTAAACATTTCGGATATGCGACAACGAATAGACCTAGCCCTCAAATATTTGAAACCGAATATTTAAAGCTTGTAAAAGATAGATTAAGAAATACTTATATTGAAAATTTAAGCTTTGAAAAAGTTATAGACAAGTATGATAGAAATCATACTTTTTTCTTTTGTGATCCTCCTTATTTTGAAACAGATGGATATGGAATAGAGTTCGAAAGGAAAGAACATTTACTTTTAAATACTATGTTAAAAAATTTAAAAGGTAAATTTCTTCTAACAATAAATGACCATCCAGAGGTTAAAGAATGGTATAGAGGGTTTAATATAAAAGAAGTTGAGGTTAATTATTCGGTGTCGAGAGAACAAAGTGCAAGAGGAAAATATAAGGAATTAATTATAACAAATTATTGATTTTAAGGAGGGAGAGGTGTTGAAAATTGATGGAATTATAAAACTACAACAGTCAGATGTTTATAAAAAATTAAATGATAAGAATTATGCTAAGAAGAGAAAGCAGTCTAATAATCAAGATAAGAAGAAGGAGCACCTCTCCTTTTATGATTTAAAAAATCTGATGGAAGATGCTCCTGTATATAAGCGGGGGAAGGGTGGGGCATATAAACAAATACGTTGATATTTATTTAAGTCGCTCAAGAATATCAGATTTGAAAAACAACCTATCACGTGGGAAAATTTTAATTGGGACCAATTTACCACGTTTTACGAGGTCATCAATGTTTTGACGGGTACAATTTAGAATTTGTACTGCTTCAGCAGTGTTTATTATTTCTTCAGACAAAAATTTTTTTAGTTCTTCTTTTGAATTAAATTGATACATACAATCACCTTCTTATTAAAATGATTAAATTTATTAAACTAATAACCAAACTAATAATACTAATAGCGATAGTAAGTTTCTCAATATTTTTCAAAATTATACCTCCTTTTAAATATATTGAGGATGTGATAATATGAAGATAGAAGAAATTAAAGGGAGACTAAGGGCTATTTTTTAGCCCTTAGTAAGTAGATTAAGTTGATAATTGAAATAATCAAGTTAGTGATTGCGGTTAGAAACTGGATTATTTCTTTTTTATCTCTCCCTTTTGATTTCTTCTTTTTCATTCTTATCACCTCCTCCTTACAATTATATTATATCATTATACTATGCGAATGTCAAGTACATTATATAAAAATTTTCATTTAATGGTAAAGAATAACTTGATATAGAGAGCTCCTAATAGAGCTCTTTTTTATGTGGTAAAGTAGGTGAAATTAATGACAGAAACAGAATTAATTAAATGGATTAATTTGTTAATAAAAAATAATAACATAAAAGCTTTTTATAACTCAGCTCTATGGGAACATACAAGACAAGAAGTATTGAGTGAACAACATTATGAATGTCAGATATGTAAGGATAAGGGAGTATATACGCCAGCAGTAACGGTACATCATATTAAATTTTTAAGGCAGCATCCAGAACTTGCTTTAACTAAAAGTAATTTGATGGCTGTATGTGAAGAGTGTCATTTTAATATACATCATAAACAAATTCCTAAAGAACAATTGAACGAGGAAAGATGGTAGTCACCCCCCCAGGTGAAAAAAATCAAAAAACTTTGCTTATAGGGAGAACGGGCAGCAGGGAAGACAAAACAGATATTTCTCGCGCGCGAGGAAAAATTGAGTGAAAGGAGGGATGGTATAATGGCAAGTGCAAAAAAAATAAGAGAATCACTGATTAAACAATTGCAGGATAAAGGAGCTAATGTCGAACATTTTATAAGCTTAATTGATGATTACTGTTGGTATTGGGAGCAGGAAAAGGCTATGCAGAAGGATATTAAAAAGCGAGGATATGTATATAATGCGATATCCGCTTCAGGAAAGGAATATGAAAAAGAGAATCCCTCCGTAAAAAATGCTCTCATGTATAATAAACAAAAATTGTCAATATTAAAGGAATTAGGATTAACGACTGATAATGTGGTAAGTGATGACGATGAGCTCTAAAAAGTTAATACCAGAAATTCAAAATTATATTGACTTGGTTCGAAGTGGAAAAATTGCTGTATGCAAGGAACAAATTTTACTGTGTGATTATGTTGAAAAGTGCTTTAATGATGGAAATATATTTGTTGATGAAGAACAACTGCATAAATATCTAAGTTTACAAAAATACTTTCCGTTCAAATTATTAGAATGGGAAGTTTTTTGTTTTACGCTTCATAACTGCACTTATTCTAAGCCTGGCATATTGAGATGGCCAGATTTGTTTATACTGGTAGGGCGTGGAGCTGGTAAAAATGGTTATTTATCCTTTGAAGATTTTTGCTTAATAAGTGAATATAACAACATAAAAGAATACAATATTGATATTTGTGCTAATGCTAAGGACCAAGCAAGAACATCATTTGATGATATTTATAATATTCTTGAAGAAAATGAAAATAAACTAAAGAATCACTTTTATTGGAATAAGGAAATGATAAAGTGCTTAAAAACTGGTTCTGTATTACGATTTAGAACATCAAATGCAAAAACTAAAGACGGAGGGAGGCCCGGTAAAGTTGATTTTGATGAGTACCATCAATATGAAGATTATAGACTAATAAATGTTTTTAAGACTGGATTAGGGAAAAAGAAAAATCCAAGGACAACAATAATAAGTACCAATGGTGATGTAAGAGATGGTCCATTGGATCATCTTATAGCAAGAGCTCAGCAAATTTTAAATGGAGTTATGTCAGATAATGGATTATTGCCTTTTATCTGTAAACTTGATGATGAAAAAGAAGTTGATAATCCTAAAATGTGGGATAAAGCTAACCCATCATTGCATTACTTTCCTGAGCTTAGGGCTCAGATAGAAAGGGAATATGTTGATTATAAAAACGATCCGATAAGCAATTCATCTTTTATGACTAAAAGGATGAATATACCACAAGGGAATAAAGATATTGAAGTTACTTCATGGGAAAACATATTGGCTACTAACCAGAAAATACCTGACCTAACAGGTTGCACCTGTGTAGCTGGACTTGATTATGCTAAGACAACTGACTTTGTTACTTCAGGATTACTTTTTAGGTATAAAGGTAAATACTATTGGCTAACGCATACTTGGGTATGTGAAAGCTGTAATGACTTAGGGAGAATTAAGGCACCTTTGCGCGAATGGGAAAAAAAGGGGTTGTTAACTTTTGTGAAAGGTCCCGAAATACCACCCGAAATTCCTGCTGGATGGTTAGCTGAACAGGCTAAAAAGTATAACATAACTGTTCTCGGCATGGATAATTACAGATATACACTATTGGCAAAAGCTCTACGGGAAGTTGGATTTGATACTGATAAGAATGGTGCCAATAATATTAAGCTTATGAGACCGAGTAATCAAATGCTTATAGCCCCAGTAATAACAAGCTTGTTCGTAAATCATAATATTGTTTGGGGAGACAACCCGCTGATGCGCTGGTATACAAACAATGCTTGTATTATAACGTCAGCATCCGGCAACATAACCTATGGCAAGATTGAACCTAAAAGTAGAAAAACTGATGGCTTTATGGCGTTTGTAGCTGCTATGTGTGTAAGTGGAGATTTAGAGGATAGTGGGGAAACTATAGACTTTGATTTTGGAGTTTATACTTATTAAAGCATTTTTTAGAAGAAGGAGGTTGAAAAGTGAGGTTTTTTGATTGGATTAAGGATTTTTTTGGAATAGAACAAAGTACAGTATATCTTAATCAGCAAGCTATCACTACACAAGAAGTACAGCTTGCAGTAAGAGATTTTGCGATATGCTCTGCAATTAATTTAATATCAGGAGCTATAAGTAAATGTGAATTCAAAACATATTCAAACGGTAACGAGTTTAAAGGAGATGAATATTATTTATGGAACGTGGAACCCAATAAAAATCAGAATTCAAGCCAATTTATACAAGAATTTATATCTAAGTTGCTTTATTATAACGAGTGTCTTGTTTTGGATATAAATGGTCAGCTTATAATTGCAGATGATTTTACCCAAACAGAATATGCAGTATTTGAAAATATTTTCTCTAATGTAATTAGAGGAACAATGAAGTTTGATAGAAGTTTCAAAATGAGTGAAGTTTTATATTTTAAGTATTGCAATAATGATATTCAGCAGCTCCTATGTAATTTAATGACAGGCTATAATAATCTCTTAAATATGGCAATAGGTAAATATAAACGTTCTGGAGGAAGAAAAGGGATTGCAAAAGTTGATAAAACCCCTTCGGGAGATTCTGAATTTCAAAAGAAGGTTGATGATTTATTTAACAATCGTTTTAAATCATATTTTGAAGCTGAAAATTCGGTAATTCATATACCAAAGGGCGTTGAATATATAGAACAGAATGGAGAAGGAAATAAAAAATCAACAAGTGATTTAGTTGATATTTCAAAAATAATTGAAGAAGAATTTGACAGAGTAGCACAAGCATTTAAAATACCACCAGCATTATTAAAAGGGGATATTGCAGATATAGGAAAACTTACAGATAATTTTTTAACTTTCTGTATAGATCCTTTAGTTGATTTGATTAGTGAAGAAATAAACCGCAAGAGATATGGCAAGAAAGTATTTTTAAAGAATTCATATTTAAAGATAGATACTACCTGCATAAAGCATATTGATATTTTCTCGATTTCAGAAGCATTTGATAAGCTTGTTGCAAGTGGTGGATATAGTATTGATGAATTAAGAATTAAGGCAGGTGATATTCCTTTGAATACTGATTTTAGCAAAAAACACTGGATGACTAAAAATTATACAGATATTCAAACAGTGAAGGGAGGTGAAGAGTAAATGCCAAAGCCAATTTATTTAATAAGGCAATCTACAGAAGCTGATACATTAGATTTGTATATCTATGATTATGTTGAAGGCGATAGTACAGATTGGTGGACTGGAGAAAAAATAGAAAGCCAAACATCAGCTAATTACATTCAAAAACAATTAGAATCTGCCAAAGGAGTAAATAAAATAAATATTTATATTAATTCTTATGGCGGGGAAGTTAAAGAAGGATTAGCAATTTATAATCAGCTTAAAAGACATCCAGCTCAAAAGATAGTATATATAGATGGTTTTGCTTGCTCGATAGCTTCAGTAATTGCTATGGCAGGGGATAAAGTTATTATGGGACCTAATACTTTAATGATGATACATCATGCGAGTATGGCTGCATGGGGAAATTCTGAAGAATTGAGGAAAGCAGCAAACGATCTTGAAGTAATAGATAAAGCGAGCTGTTCAAGTTATCTTGCTAAAGCTGGAGATAAATTAAGCGAAGAAACATTAACACAGCTTTTAGACAATCAAACTTGGCTTAATGCTGAGCAATGCTTAAAATATGGGCTTTGCGATGAAATAGCAGGTATGGAGAATGAAAACATTACAAAGGCACAGCAAAGATTTAATGAAGCTATAAGACAGCAAATGCAAAGCTTAAAACCAGATATAAAAGTACCTGAGGAATTCAAAAATCAAAAAACAAATGCTGAAAAATTAATGGCAGCTTTTAAAATTAATAAAAAAATGGAGGGAAGATAATATGACAATGAAAAGCAAAGATTTATTACAACAGGAGCTAAGGGAGAACTTAATTCAAGCTCTAAAGAGCGAAGATGAAAATGCTATTGTACAAGCATTTTCAAATTTTGCAGATTCAGTACAAAAAAATATAATGGAGGAATATGCTGCATATCAAAAAACACAGGATAGTGCAATTCTTGCTAAACGTGGGGTACATCAGTTAACAGCAGAAGAAACAAAATTCTATCAGAATATAATTGGTGCTATGAAGTCATCAAATCCACAGCAAGCATTTACAGGCCTTGATACTGCGTTCCCTGAAACAGTTATAGAGAATGTAATTGCTGATATAAAATCAGCCCACCCATTACTTGACGCTATTAATTTTACTAACACAACTATTTTAACTAAGATGATTATAAACAAACAAGGTACACAGTTAGCCACATGGGGGCCTTTAAATTCTGAAATAACAAAAGAATTATCAGGAGCAATAGGAAAAATTGATTTGACACTATGTAAATTGTCGGCATTTATGCCTATTTCAAAAGATATGTTATCCGTAGGTCCTGAGTGGATAGATGCATACGTAAGGGGAGTACTTTCAGAATCAATAGCTTTGGCCCTTGAAACTGCTATAGTTGATGGAACAGGAAATAATGAGCCTATAGGGATGGATAGATGTGTTGCAGATAACGTAACAGTTACTGGAGGGGTATATCCATTAAAAACACCTATTACTGTAAATGACCTTAAACCTACTACGTATGGAACTATTTTAAGTACGTTAGCTCAATCTCCAAACGGAAAAACAAGACCTATAAATAATGTTTTACTTGTTGTAAATCCAACGGATTATTTTACCAAAATAATGCCAGCAACTACTATTAGAGCAGCTGATGGAACATATACAAGAGATGTATTCCCATTCCCAACAACAGTTGTGCAATCACCTGCAGTCCCAGCTGGTAAGGCTATTTTTGGTATTGCTAATAGATATTTTATGGGGATTGGAGCAGGAACCAATGGTGGAAAGATTGAATACTCAGATGAATTTAGATTCTTGGATGATGAAAGAGTTTATCTTACTAAGCTGTATGGAAATGGCAGAGCATTAGATGACAATGCATTTATACTTGCTGATATTAGTGGATTAACCCCAGCAACACTTGAAGTAGCAGTTGCAAATGTTGTAAAGACTAAAGAACAGGTTTAATAGAGGTGATATAAATGCCGGAATCTATATCTCAATTATTATTACCGTATGTTAAGTCATATTTGCATATAATATGGCAGGATGAGAATACTGACAATAATTTAACCGGCATGATAAATAGAGGAATGGCACGTTTGCAAGAAATAGCAGGCGTGCCTCTTGATTTTATTGCCGAAGATTTGCCAAGAGCCTTACTTTTTGATTATTGCAGATATGCCAATAGTCATGCACTTGAGATGTTTGAAAAAAACTTTGCTTCAGAGCTTATGAGCTTGCATATTAAAGGTCAAGTTCAGGCTAATAGCGAGGTGGCACCATGAAAATAAAAACAGACATTGAATTTATAAGTTTTAGTGATGGAATATGTGATATTTACTCAATTGATGAAGAAGGGAATATAACATATAAATTTAGAGGATTAGGATTTGCTAATCGTGTGTTAGGATTTAAAAGATACTTTACTGCTGCAGCTAATCAAGTGAAAACGGATAGAGTAATAAGGATACCTAATGTATATGGTATTGATAACCATGATATTGTAGAAATTAGAGGCAATGGGAAATATGACATTGAATTGATTCAAAATATATTTGATTCTAATCCTCAATGTATTGATTTGACATTGAGGCAATTAGAGGTGATAAGATGAACATAAAAATAGATAATTTAGCTGAAGTAATATCAAAGGAATTAGAAAATTATTCTCAAAATGTTACAGATGGTATTAAAAAAGCTATTGATAAAGTGGCGGATGAAACTAATGAAGAAATTAAAAAACATATAACATTTAAACAGCATACAGGAAAATATGTTAAATCTTTCAGATTAAAGGTATCTTATGAAGATAGATATAATAAAAGAAAAACATGGTATGTAGCTAATGGCCAACATAGGCTAACTCATTTGCTTGAATATGGACATGCATTAAGAACTGGAGGTAGGGCTAAAGCATTTCCACATATTCAATACGGAGAAGAACTTGCAAAAAAGCAAATGGAGGAACTTGCAAAGGAGGCGATAGAAAATGCTAACAGATATTAAAGCATGGTTAGAAACTACAGGTTTTAAAGTTGCTGAAGAACGGTTTTTAAAGCCTCCACAATTGCCCTATTTAATTTATATAGAAAATAAAGAAATAGATGGAGCAGATGATAAAAATTTTATAGCAAATAGAAACATAACTGTTGAGTTATATACTGATAAAATAGACCATGCTGCAGAAGAAAAGATAGAAACGCTACTAAACGAAAAGGCCATAAAGTATAGAGTAAATCGGACTTGGATTGATAGTGAAAAGTTTTATGAAACAATATATGAATTTAACCTAATAGAAAAAGTATAGGAGGGATAAAATGGCAACTGCAGGCAAAAAAATAGTTTTAGGTTCCGGGAAACTATATATAGCTGAGTTTTCTAATGGAACGATACCTGATAATGCTACTCTTGAAGTAGATAGCAACTTACTTGGTCTAATTCAAGGAGGTGCAACGCTTGAATACAAACCTAAATTTTATGAGGTTACAGACGACTTAGGGCTTGTGCAGAAAAATATTTTAACTGATGAAGAAGTAACTTTAAAATCTGGAGTTATGACTTGGAATGGTAAAACACTTACAAAACTTTGCAGTACTGCAAGAGTTACAGAATCAGCAGGAAAAAGAACGGTAAAAATTGGAGGAATAGGCAATCAGGACGGAAAAAGTTACGTCATTAGATTTGTACATGAGGATCCGACAGATGGAGATATACGTGTAACAATCGTTGGTAATAATCAATCCGGCTTTAGTTTAGCATTCAAGAAGGATAAAGAAACAGTTATTGATGCGGAATTTAAGGCTTTACCGCTTGATAGTGAAGGCACAAAGATAATATACGAGGAAGAAATACCTACAACCTAAAGGGCAGTGGATATAAGCTGCCCTCTTAGAAACTGAAAGGAGCAATAGCTATGTTTGATATAAGCACTGTAAATAAGAGATATTTTGTAATTAAGATAAACGATTTAATGCTTGAAGTTGAACCTCCAAAGCTTAAGGCATTAAAGAAAATATTTGAACTTTCACAGGCAAAGAATGAAGAGGCTATTAATAATCTATCTGAAGCTTTAAAAATGATTTTAAACAAAAATAAAGCTAACATAAAAGTTACAGACGATATAATTGAAGAACTTGACTTGGATGAAATGAAAGAAATTATAACAGTATATTTTGAATGGCTAAATAAAGAGAAGAACTCAAAAAACTAAAAATCCCATATTATCCTATTGATGATGAGGATAATATGGGCCATTATGAGGTAAATACATTAGAAGAAAAGTTGGTTTGTGATTATACAGGATATAATTTTGATAGATTAGAAGAATTAACAGTTTTTGAATATTGGTTATTATTGAGAGATGCCGTTATATATAATTATAACCAGACAAAAGAAGGAAGAGAGTATCTTGAAAACTGTTGGAGATTAGAACAAACAGAGCCGGATAGAAAGATTTTGAGAGAAAAAACAAGAAGAAAGGAGGGATAAAATGGCAGGAAATATTAAAGGAATTACGATAGAAATAGGCGGCAATACTGCCCCTCTTGAAAAGGCATTGCAAAATGTAAATAAAACAAGCAGAGATTTGCAAAGTGAGCTTAGAGAAGTAAACAAGGCCTTGAAGCTTGACCCTAAAAATACTGAATTACTTACACAAAAACAAAAGTTACTTAATGAAGCAGTTTCAAACACAAAGGAAAAACTTGAAACATTAAAAGAGGCTGAAAGGCAGGTTCAAGAACAATTTAAACAAGGCAAAATTACTGAAGAACAGTATAGGGCTGTTCAAAGAGAAATAATTAAAACAGAGCAAGAGCTTAAAAATCTTGAAAAACAACTTAACAATACTAATAATAAGTGGAAAGATACTGCAAAGGCTTTAGAGGATTTTGGAAATAAAACAGGTAAACTTGGTAAAAAGTTTGCACCTGTTTCAGGAGCTGCAGGAGCTGCCGCAGGTGCTCTTGTTGGACTTGCAGTAAAGTCAGGACAGGCGGCAGATGATTTGAACACTCTTTCAAAACAGACTGGATTAAGCACAGAAACACTTCAGAAGTTTAAGTATGCAAGCGACATAATAGATGTATCGATGGAAACATTAACGGGCTCCTTGGCAAAATTAACAAGAAGTATGGCCAATGCTCAGGGGGGCTCTAAGGATGTTCAAGCTGCATTTAATCAGCTTGGAGTATCGATAACTGATAATACTGGACACTTAAGGGATAATGAAGAAGTCTTTAATGATACGATAAAGGCTCTTGGAAATATTTCAAATGAGACTGAAAGAGATGCCCTTGCTATGAAGATATTTGGTAAATCAGCACAAGAGTTAAACCCTCTTATTCTTGGTGGTGCAGATGCTTTAAAACAGCTTGGGGAAGAAGCTAAAAATAGAGGACTTATAATGTCCCAGGAGGAACTTGATAATATAAATGAGTTTAATGATGAGATAGACAAGTTAAAGGCAACTGCAGGAGCAGAATTTGCAAAAATTGGTGCTGATATAGGGAAAATATTATTGCCAACATTAAAAGATGTTGCAGAAGCAATAAAAGATGTTTTATCTTGGTTTTCATCTTTAGATGTAGGAACAAAGAAGATTATATTAACAGTATTAGGTGTAGTTGCAGCAATTGCACCTACTTTAATATTTATTGGAAAAATAGCAACGGGTATAAGTGCAATTATGAACTTAATTACCGTATTAGGGCCTGTTGTAGCAGGATTATCAGTGCCAATTGGGACGATTATAGCTGTTGTTGGTGGGTTAATTACTGTTGGTGTGCTTTTATATAAAAACTGGGATGAAATAAAGGAAAAAGCTGGTCAGCTCTGGCAAGGGATAAAGGATGTTTTTGGGAATATAGGCAACCATGTAAAAGATACTTGGAATGGTGTAAAAGAAAAAACATCTGAAACATGGAATAATATAAAACAAAGTACGAGTGAAGCATGGCAAAATATCAAGGATAAAATTAATGAGCATGGTGGAGGAATTAAAGGCGTTATAGGAACATATATGGATGGATATAAATTTATATGGCAAACAGGATTTAATTTGATGGATAAAATAACAGGTGGCAAATTAACTGATATATGGAATTCGATAAAAGAAAAAATGCAAAGTATACGTGATACGATATTGGGATGGAAAGAAAAACTTGCAGAAGCATGGGATAAAATTTGGAATTTTAAATTGCCTCATATAAAGCTGCCGCATTTCTCTATAAAAGGAGAGTTTAGTTTAAAGCCTCCAAGTGTTCCTCATCTTGATGTTAATTGGTATAAAACAGGTGGTATTTTTAATTCCCCTTCTATAATTGGTGTTGGAGAGGCAGGAAGTGAGGCTGTTCTACCAATAGATAGATTAGATGAATTGATGGCAAAAGCTATTGAAAAAGCAAAGGGCAATAACAACGGAATCACATTTACTATAGAAAATTTCTATAATAATTCAGATAAAGATATAGAACAGCTTGCTTATGAACTTGAATTTTATAGGCAGAGGATAACGATGGGGAGGAGTGGTAAGTGATGCTGAGCTTTAATTTTGCAGGAAAAGACAGTTATTTAGATTACGGAATTATTATTAAAAGACCATCTTTGTCATCTCCTAAAAAAAGAATTTCTTATATAGAAATTCCTGGTAGAGATTCAAGTTTAAGATATGATGAGGGAACATTTGAAGATATAACTATTACTGTGGAATGTACTTTAATAGGTGATAATTTATTTGAAAAAATAGACCAAATAAAAGCATGGCTATTTGGAGCAGGAGAAAGTGATTTAATTTTTTCGTTTCAGAATGATAAAAAATATCTTGCACAGGTTGTAAACTCAGTAGATTTTAAGCAAATAATAAATTATATTAGTGAATTTCCAATAATCTTTAATTGTAGACCATTTAAATATGCAGTTTTAAATGACTTAGTTACAATAACCCAAAGTGGGACTAATTTAATAAATCCAGGAACAATATATAGTTTGCCTAAGATTTACGTTTATGGCTCAGGAGATATAACGATTAAAGTTAATGGTGAAGAATTAAAGATTAATAGTTTTCAGAATAAAATAATAATAGATTCCATTCTTTATGACTGCTATGATGACGATTTTAACAATTTAAATTCAAAGGTTGATGGTAACTTTCCTATTTTAAAAGTAGGTAGCAATATTATTGAATGGACAGGAAATGTATCAAAGGTTGAGATATTACCTAACTGGCGGTGGTTGTAATGATTTGTGTTTACGATAAAAAGACTAAAAAGGGTGAATTTGAAAATATAGGACTAGGTGTTTTAGATGAGTGTATATCAGCTGAAATAACAGAAGAACTAAATGGTGAATACAGTTTATATTTAGAATATCCAGCAAACTCTAAAAAAGCTAATTACTTAGTAGAGTTTAATATTATAAAGGCAAAAGGGCAGCTTTTTAGAATATACAAAGTCGAAAGAATTGGTGAAAAAATAGGGAAAATAAAGGTATGGGCAAGGCATATATTTTACGACCTTGCTTTTTATTTTATAGAAGCGGTTACGTTAGTTAATGCAAACATGAAAGAAGCAATAGAAGGAACCATCCCACCTGAGGCACAATCGGTGTTTAAATTTACAGCACCAGAGGAGAACATTTATCCATTTAGCATAAGAAATGCAAATTCACTTGAGGCTTTTTTTAAGATAATTCAGTTTTATGGCGGAGAAGTGAAAAGAGATAATTACAATGTCGAAATACTTAAACAAATAGGAAATAACACTGGGATATTAATAAAATATGGGAAAAACATAAAAGGAATAAAGGCAATAATTGATACTAATGATTTTGCAACAAAGATATATCCAATAGGGAAAGATAACTTAGTTCTTCCTGAAAGATATATTGAGGCTGAAGGTGAGGTTTCTAAGATTTTACCGTATCCAATAGTTAAAAAGGTTGAATTTGATACAGGCGACATTGATGAATTAAGAAGCTTAGGAAAGGAATATATAAAGAAAGCATCAAATCCTTTTATAAATATAGAAGTTGACTTTTTAGAGCTTTCAAAGATAAAAGAATATGAAAACTATAAAAGCCTTACGGAAGTTAATCTTGGTGACGAGGTTGAAGTTAAGCATGAACTTTTAGGAATTACAGCAAAGCTAAGGGTTATAAAAAAAAGAATAGATCTTTTAAATCCTTTAAATACCAAAATAGAATTAGGAAATCCATTAAATACGATAATTGAAAAATTAGATTTTGAATCAATGCTTGAAAAGATAGAGAGTAAAATAACAGGTTCACAAAATCAACTTATTTTAAAAAGAAACGCTGATACATTAAATATTTCAACTACAAAATATCAAGCTATGATAATAGGTTTTTCAGTTTCAGCAGATACAAACTTAACATCAAATATTGTAATATCAGGGAAGGCAAGCTCTGATTTAACATTAAGTATATTCTTTTCTTTGGATAACAAATATTATGATTTAAAGCCAGTTCAAAAGGTAGCAGCTGGGGATAATATAATTAATGTTACACTTCCAATGCCTCAGATTACAGCAGGACAGCATGCTTTTGTTATTGAAATGCAGACTACAAGTGGAACCTTTACTATTGAGAAAAATAACCTACAGGTAACAATTGAAGGAAGAAACTTAGAAGGTGGATTAAGCCCTAAACTTCCAAGAGCAGAAGTTTTACAAGCATTCTTATACGAATTGTTTTTAAATAAGATACAGCAACAAAAGCAAGATATAGTTATTACAAGTGATCAAAAGATTATAAGTGATATTGACCCTAACATAGCACAGACAAATTCATATGCTGATTACTTAGCTAAATCACTGGAATATTTTATTGATATAAATATTTTAATAGTCCCAAAGTTATAAAGCAGAGGTCTGACTTTTTAATACCTTCAGGTAAAAACATCTCAAACATAACTGTTGATACAAGCTTTGTAAGAAGAGATACAAGTGGCAATCCAATCCCAACAAAAGAAAATAAAAATAATGTTTGCATAAGAGGGTGGTAATTTGAGAGAAGTTGTTTCATACAATAAAGACTTTTTAAGTAACACAGTTTTTATAGAAACAAAACTGAAAGATGAGAGAGGAATAAAAGGCAAAGTATTAGTTGAATTGTTTGATTCGAAAACAAATAAAAAAGTAAAGGAAGCATATACTGAGAACATTATTCCAGACCTGTTTTTTAAGGATATGTTTATAAGACATTTTGCAGGAGGAATAATGGGTATAGGCCCAAGGGAGTCAGATTACTATAATAATAATTTTGAATGTATATATTTAACTGATTCAACAAAACCAGAGTCAGCAAATACAGAAAGAATATCAGGAAATATAACAGGGTATGCCTATAGAAACACAGAATATTCAGGGACAGATCCTTTAAGAGGAACAATAAACAAAGCAGAAAGCAAAATGGAATTAGCAAATGGCAAAATAAGAGTCACTTTTGTTTTTGACTTTCCAACCCATGCTGCAAATGGTAAGTTTGAATCTATTTATTGGGGATGTGATATGCAATATAAGGATTATCATTACATTGGGCCATATATTTGGGGGAGAAATAATTATGGCGATGGATATGAAAATATAAATTGTAATTTGAATCCAAATAGGTTTTGGGCTTTAACATATGGATTATTAGGAAATGGATTTTATACTAGAGGATTTAATTTTACAGATTATTACAAAGGTTATACAATAGTTGATGGTTCAGATTCATCGATATATCGATCAAGTTATATAAGTTTTCCACAAGAATTAATTGGGCATTTATTTTATATTCCATTTGATTTTAATAGAAATGAATTTGTGGATTTTTCAAAAGCAGTTAAATTGCTTAATAGTTCGGGAGGTGCCTTTGGTGCATCTAATATAACAGAAGTAATGCCTATATATGATGCAAATGGTGATATTGATTATTTTATCGGGATTTTTATTCGTTATAGTTCACCCAACTATTACATGAGGATATATAAATGGAGTAAAGTTGGGGTTTTAATACATGATTCAGGAGAAATGAATATTACTACAAAATATAAAGATGAATACAATACTAATTTTAATTACCAAAATTATTCATTAAACCCCCTGTATTGGGGAGATGGGTATATAGAAATCTATGGATTCAATTCAAGAACTGATACTCAATATAATGAAACGGTTTATACGAATAGGCTTTTAAGGGTTGATTTAAACGGTAATATTATAAGCGAACTTAATTTAAAACCTAAAATAGGAAGCTCGACATGGTTTGCTTCAAAAAGAATGAATAGTGGGAATATAGAAAGGAGATGTTATCTAAAAAATTTAACATGGAGAACAAGAAACAGAATTTATTTATATTATAATGGAATTCAAGGCGGATCTTCATTTTATCAAGCAATAACACCTGATGGAAACATATTAGAACCAGTAAGAAATAATTTTGGCATTTATGAAAATTATTTTAATAGATATAACATATTAGGAACTGATAAAAATATAGCCTTTTATTCATATTATAGCTCGCCAAGCTATAATATAGCGCTAAATCATTTAGCATTGAATGGACCCTGTGGTGCTCATACAAAGCTTGCTCAGCCAGTTGAAAAAACTGATGCAAATACAATGAAGATACAATATACATTTGAGATAGACTTAATAGATTATGCCTTTGATTATTATTAAAGAAGGGATGATTAAGATGAAAAACAACACATTTCAATTAATCTCTGCTACAATAGAAAGATACGGTTACATTTATGAGAAGCTTTTGAGCATAGAGAGTTTAACTCGAGGGGGGAAAATACACTTGGGGGTGCAACAATGAGTGAATATAGCGAAAAACTTTGTAATGAAAAGCATAAACAACTTGAATCAAGAATTAATACGCAAGAATTCAGGCTAAATAATCATTCTGAAAGGCTTGACCGAATAGAACAACGGGGAGCGGCAGTTGACGCCAAAATTGAGAATCTATGTGACCAAATAAAGTCTTTAGTAGCAATAATGAAATGGTATATAGGTTTAACAGTAGGAGCTTTAGTAAGCTTCTTTTTTTATGCTATTGAAAAAGGATTGTTTAAATAAGGAGATGATAACATGTTACCCATAACACAGATGCTTTTAACAAACCACAATAGACCTAAAATCAAGCTAAAAAAGCTAAAAGTTATTGTAATGCATTGGACCGCAAACACTGGCAAGGGAGCTAATGCTGTTGCAAATAGAAATTATTTTAATTCTACAGATAGATATTGTTCAGCTCATTACATAGTTGACGATCATCAAATAATTCAATGTATTCCTGACAATGAAGTTGCTTATCATGTTGGTGCTAACAAGTATATGCCAGCAGGACAAAAAATAATGGAGGGGAAATGGGGCCCAAACTTCTTTACTATAGGCATAGAAATGTGTGTAAACAGTGATGGCAATTGGGATAAGACCTATCAAAATGCTGTGGAGCTTGCAGCAAATCTTTTAAAAAAGCATGGGCTTTCAATTAACAATTTATATAGACATTATGATATTACGGGAAAAGATTGTCCAAGGATGCTTTTAAGTGATTCTGCGTGGAATATATTTAAGTCAAAGGTTCAAGCTCAAATGAATCATTCATCACCACAACATAATCAATATAAAAAAGGCGAGGTAATTGCTACAACTTTGAACTGCAGAGAAAAACCGGATAAGAATGCAGCTATAAATGGTAAACTGTCCAAAGGATCACAAGTAACAATTTATGGAGAGCAAGAGGATTGGTATTTAATAAATAATAAAGCACCGCAGTGGGTTTGCAGAGATTATATAAAAATAATTTAAGGGAGGTTTTATTATGTTAAAAGATATATTAATGCAAGGCTTAACAATTCTTATTCAGTTAGTGGTGCTCTTTGTTATGGG